CAATCCTCAGGGTCCGAAAACACGGCTCAAGATAATGGTTTGGCCTATACTCTGATGTATATTTACTTGTGGCTTCAAGATGGCCACACTGCGAAGCAATGGCGTGAATGGATGAAGTTATATGTCAATGGTGATGATGAAATGCACTCAGTTTCTCTTAAAGCCCCGCAAGGGACATTCTCAATTTCAAGAGTGGCTGTAATGGCCCAAAAGATAGGAGTCGAGATAGAGTACGCTGAAAATCAACCTAGAACATTGGATACTTTGACCTATTTATCACATTCTGTGAAATATCGCTATGTAGAGGGTGTTGGTGATGTCTTAGTGACTGCTGGCAACCTTGGAAAACTTCGTAGTTCTTTGTATTACGTGAAAGACAACCCAACGTTGTCACGAGAAGAGAGCTGTTTGGCTCACTTGCTCGGTGTCCGCCTATGCCTGTTTCCCTGGAAACCTTATTTTGACATTAGTGACTCGATAATTGACGAGTTTTTACAAGACAAGGTCTTGAGTCCGATTATGTCAGCTCTATTGAATGCTCGCTTGACTGAGAATCAAGTTTTTGCTCTTCACACACGGGTGGAAGGTTTCGGAGTTTTAGATTCTGTTTTTCCCGCTGTCCGAGAGGTGTTGAGCGACTTAGGTTGGGTGCTTAAACCCGATTTGGGGCCCAATAAATTATGCAATACTCAGTCTTGCATACCATTTCAAAACAAACGCTATATTCCTTTAACTATGTCGAAGAAATCGTCCCCTGCAAAAGTTTCTGTTCAAAACAATGTTGTGACGCAAAAATCGTTAGAACAAGTTCAAAAACAAGTTCAAGCGTTAAGCGCCACGGTCAATGTCATGCAGAAGCAAAAGGCGCGTGCTGCAACTATCAAACCTTTGGGTCAGATGGCAGCCGCAGCCCCCAATGCCGGAAACGAAAGAAGACTTGTTGCTTTGGAAAAAGCTGTTGGTGAAAAAGAGCGTAAGAAGGAAAAGGAAAAAGACAAAGGAAAAGGACGTGGGGGTTGGGATTTTTTGACGAGTGCTGTTCGCAATATTGCCAGAATCCTCCCCAGTGTTTTGCCCTTGTTCTTTGCTGCGCACCGTCCGACGGCTTTGTCGTTGTCGGGTGCTGGATCAAAGGTTCTATCAAAGTTAGGCATTCCGCCGACCGCTCTTGGGTTGGGTCAACAAATGACCAATCCTATGGTTGCGGGAGCGCCTTTGGCTTTGCCGTTCTCTATGTCCTCAAAAGTTGGATTTGCTAATGTATCCCCTAAGCATAAGGACGGGAAGATTGTTTCAATGCGGTATACTGGTTGTGATTTTGTTACTTCCATTGCAGCTGATAACGCTGCTCAAGGAGATGTAATCTTCGAGGGCGCGATAAATCCCATCAATGGGATGTTGGCAAATACTCGCTTGGCGTCTACCCTTCGGACTTTCGAAAAGTATAAGATTCATAGTCTCAGCTTCATTTATGAACCTGCGTGCCCCACTACTCAAGCTGGTCAATTCGTTATGTATTGCGATGCTGATCCTGTCGATAAGGAAACTAATGGAAACGCTGCTTCCATCCAAATCGCTGGAGCTCATGAGGGGGCCGATGTGTTTAATGTCTGGTCTGTTGGCTGTTGTTATTTGAAGAATGATCGAAAGATGACCGATTTATTCATTGATGCTGAAGGGTCTGATGAAAGATTTATTGATGCAGGAAGGCTTTTCTTGCTGGCGAACACCGCTGTGGATGGATCGCCCTTAGGATCGATTTACGTTGTTTATGATATTGAGGGAAGAATTCCTCAGTTAGACGACGCTGTTACGGTTCCTGGGCCCTCTGTGCGGTTTGTCGCTGTGCCGGAGACACCTACTGCTGCGAATCCTTTCGGACAAGAAGACCCTGGCCTTGCTGAGGTTGAGGGTGGAACTTTGAACCTGAAAACGTTCTGGACAGGTACCTTTTGGAGTTTTTACAACTTTCCAATTGGGGACTACATATTGATTTATATGGAAGAAGGAACGTATCCAACGCCTGGTGCGGCGAATGCTGTTACTATTGGAGGGTTGGGAGTTACGAGCCCTACTGATTTATGGTCTGGTACTACGAGTACTACGAAGGCCATTGCAGTTGATCTTATGTCTGTGACTTCAGACGATACACTCCCGGTCCACGGAATTGTGGCGTTACAATCGACGGCAACTGCTGCTGCTATTACTCGATGCGAGCTTGTTGTGATAAGAATCAATGGAGGCATGTTCCTGGGGAAACCTGGGAAAGGCCTCTTGCGTACAGCTCAGGATTATCAGAAATTGGTCGTCCAATTGGCGGATCGGGTTAGGTCTCTTGAGACCCATGCCCCCGTTTTTAAAGACGAAAAAACTGCGGAACCTCCTGTTCTCGCAGAACCTCTTAGATTGCCTGAGTTGAGTTCACGTGTGCTCAATTTGAGACAGCCCTCTTTAGAGGCAGAAGAAGCAATTGATGCCCAGATAAAGCGGTATAAGAACGCACTTTTGAAGAAGCCTTTAGGTTAGCAGGGATTTTGCCCATCTGTTCGAAAAGCGGACACTCCATGAAGTTCGGAAAACCGATGTCCTTGGGGTCTCTTAGGCAGAATCCTGGCTCCGGAAATTCCACTCCGTGATGCT